GAGTATACATTACAATTTATCCGTTTTAATTACATTATTCATGAAAAGAAGGCGTTGTGAAACGCCTTTTCTTTTTTAATAATACTTGAAGAAAGAAAGGAACTCATAATTTACTATCCCATCCTCTACAGCATTAGCTTCTTGTTCGAACACAATCTTATGATAAGATTCATGACCAATTTCCTGGAACCCTTTGAGCCATTTCTTGAATCCGAATTTCATAATAGGAGGTGTTTTCACTACTCCAATGATGAATCTTATCACATATTCAATACAGTACCAGATGTAGAATGTGAATGGAATAAGTAGCAATAACCAGAGTGTATCAAATACTAATGAGAATGCAAGCCAGATGAACACTCCTAAGAACATACAACACTTCCATTGGAAGGAGTGAGTTTCTTCGTGCTTGATGAACTTTTCTGAATAATATTCAGGACCTTTCTTACACAAGAGCCAGAGCATGATAAGGATTGCTTTGAAGTTAGACAATAACAATCGTGCCAATTTTGAATTGTAAATAATTTTCATACACAAATATATTTAGATTAAACAAACTGTCTAAAGATACAAACTTTTTCTTTGGTCGTGCATTGAGAATTTCTTATATTTTACCAGTGCTGAGAATCAAGTAGATACAACAATTCAAATCGTATAATCATATAACCAGAGGTTATAAGCATCTTCTTCTATATATAGAAATAGAGAAAGATAATTATAACCGGCAGGTTATGTGATTATAAAGAGGATAAGGTCGTAACCCCCTAAGAATCAGTATAGAAATAATTCAGAAGAACCTGTTCATTGTTAGAGGAGATAAGTAGTGGTATCTTTACAGCATTAACAGAAGCCTCTGTGAAGAGTTTGTCTGTTTGAGTGTTGCATATTATAAATAGTCTAAGCGTAGACTATATCACATTTAGCACTTTTGTTTTAAGGAATTATAAGAGTACTCAGGTACTCTTATTTTTTTTGCATATGTTTGATATTAGAAATATTCTTTCTACTTTTACAACGCTTAAAACGAAAGAATATGAATAAAAATAGCTTATATATTAAACTCAGAAAAACCAATCGTTACAATATCATATACGCTTTACTCAAAGCTGAAGGTAGAACATCCGCTGCAAAACAGCTCAGTGAAAGAACTGGAAATATCAGTAAAACCTTATTTACAAGTGAAGGTAAACTTAAGAAATGGATTGTGAATGAAACCAATCTTGGCATAGTTGGCGTTTCAAGAAATCTATTGAGTTTGAAGCTGGATGATGTCTATACCTTCAATAAAGAGACTGGTGAAGTGCATGTAGAAATAATCCCAGAGGATTTACTGCAATACTGTACGATTATCCCTAATTACATGAAGAAAGATTTTATTAAAGACAATAAGAAATATACTTGGACTGCTAATTGCCAATTGGTGTTTGATTATTTGAATAGATTTAGAAATTGTTTAGAAGCTGGAGTTGAAAATAATTCATTTACAAGAGATTATAGAGAAATAAGAGAGATAAAGAAACAATCTATTGAGAACAAAATAACTAAAGAAGAAGCTGAAACTAAGATTGAAAAGATTTTATCAAGGACGAAGTTATGTTACGATTCAATTAATCCTATTGCACAATTATACCTAAGGTCAAGGACTATAGCTAAGAACATTGGACTTACAGTTGATGAAGTGAGAAAAGTATTGAGACAATTCAGAGTATTTTTTGGCAGCAAAGCCTGGAGAAAACCTACAGAAACAGAAGTATTGACGCGCGTTGATTATTGTTCAAAGAGTTATACGATAGATATTCCTAAAAGAAGTATGTTACGTGAAATGATTGAGAAGTTTGAGAAGAAATGTGATAAAGTGATATCGAGAATGATTGAATTACACCATTCATATGTTTATATTTGACAATTGATTAATTTGACGGGATAAGTTGTAGAGGTCAATTAAAATTGTTATTTTTACGCATTAAAACAATATTCCGTTTAAATTAATACAAATTACAATATGAATAATCCTAAAGAATTTACGCAAGATGAATTCGATAGATTTGTTGAGAAAAACAATCTTGAAGTATTCACTAAGGCGCAAGTAGATGCATTTTCAAAGGATGTTATCGAAAAATCAAAGAATAAAGAAATTGATGAATTTGAGATAGCTTGTTGTACTGCTGATTATATGTCTTTGAAGCCTGTGTTTGTACGTAGCAATGATTTAATGAAGAGTTTGATGTTCTACAGAGAAGCGCAGAGAGAACCGGTTGAAATTCCTGATGGTATCTTCAAGTCTATAGATGATAGAATGTGTTTTTGCTACAAAGAGACTCCTTTGAATATCTTGAAAGGGATTGTAGGTATCAATTGTGCAGATGATGTTGCAATTGAGAAAGCAAAAGCTCTTCCGCTTGGAACAGAAAAGATGTATGGTGGTAAGATGTATGTCAAGACTGAGAAAGGTTGGAGACTGAAAGGTACTGGTAAAAAAGGTTTGGCAACAGATAAAGAAGCTCAAGAAAAGAAATTTATTGAGAATTTAGTTACTGCATATAAAAATCACGGTAAAGATAGTGTTCAATTTCAAACTGCTATGTTAGCCTCTAAAAATACTTATAAGGATGAAAAGGAGATAAATAGATTTTTAGGAAAGTTAAGTGCAGCTATAGAATCCGAAACTAAAGAATCTAAAGGTTTAAAATGAAACATATAAGTAAATTCAAGAATTACATCTATAGCTTCTATTTTCCGGTACTTTTAAGTATTCCTATATCGTTTTCGAATACAGCATCATTTATTGAGCAATATATGTTCCGTGATTGGGAATTCTTAAAATATCTAATGATATTAGTTGTAGTTGATACATTAGTAAGTTGGGTCTTTCATCTGAAGAATAAAGATTTTTCAAGTAAAGGGTTCGGAATGATTGCAATGAAGCTAATTATTTATAGCGCTCTGTTGATTGTTTCGCATGTATTAGGTAACTTTACGGTTGAAGGAGGAAGTATAGAATCATATACTTGGTTTAAATCGGTTGTATATAATGCGTTGATTATACGCGAATCAATTTCAATTGTAGAAAATGCTTCTAAATTATATCCAAATTTAGTTCCAAGTCGAATCAAGAAGTACTTGGCTGATTTCGATGAAAACGGTTCTCCTAAAAATAAGAAAGATGGCAAGTGATTATTTACCTGGAGTTTATACTCGAATAGGAACTGAAGAAAACCCAGGAACATTTCGAGGAGGTAGTGGAAGCGGAATTTCTAATTCAATGCCACCTATTACCGTAAAACCTTGGGTTTTGAAGAATGATAAGTGGAATATGCGCGGATATTGGATTTCTGGTGGTATATTCAATATTCCTCCTGTATGGCTTATGGACAATGGTATTTGGAATAATTCGAATGTTTGGTTGAGTGACGGTATATGGAGAATGAATAAGACTTTATTCTCAGATAACGATATTTGGAATAATGAATTCGTTTGGATAAAAGATTTAATTTGGAAATTATGAATAAGATAGATTTTTATCAAATAACAGACGGTCAGACCGGTGCACAAGTAGCTTCAGGTTTAGATGATAATTTTAATGCCATTGAGACAGCATTGAATGAAGTTGAAGCAGGAGCACAATTGAAAAATCCTATTCAAATGGACCCTAACAGCGGTATTATCAACAGTGAGGAGGACTATAACAGTATTCTTCCCGAATCCTATCTGACGGAATATCCGTGGCAGGCTGAATATGCAGGCGGTCTTCCTTGGTTATGGATGAACTTCAAAGCAAAGGTATCGGAAGGTACTCAGATTTGTATTAAGCATAATAACAAGTTCTGCGAGTTCACCAACATTCCAGAAACTATCGGCACCGTATCTGTTGACAAGAAGATTCTGACAATGAAGGAGAAGAACGAATATCTGGGTTTCGAGTGTCAGAAGGATTTGGGTGTACAGAAAGCAGATTTGACTGGTATTTATCAGGTTTATGTACTTGATAAAAATGGTGCTGTAACACAAGAAATAGTTTTTGAATGTAAGTAATTAATAATTAAAAATAGAAAAGATTATGAGACTATATAGATTTATCGATACAGATAAGAAAATTGATACAGTAGTTGTAACTGATGGTAGTTGTGACCAAAAAAGAGTATTTATCACAGAAATCAGAGGAATTGTTGCTCCTGGTGATGTAAGTGTAACAGAAGATGAAGTAAGTGGAAGCGATGCTCTATTAAAACTTGGATTTCCTTGGAAAGTAGGTGAATCTGTAATGCATGAAGAGCTTGTTGCCTTTGCTGAAAATAAAGCACTTACTCTCGAATTAAATCCTCAGGGATTAAATGAGGTTGTTGCAGTGACAGCAGAATGGAATGATGAAAATGCGTGTGTAATTACAATCAAAACGACTATTCCTGCCCCTAAAGATGTAGATATTTACTTCCCTAATGATGTAAATCTTAACGAGAGTGCCGGAAGATTTGGTGTGATTCGTGGTGATAGAAAAACACTTACTGCAAAGATAATGTCAGGCAAGCCGATGGAATTCACACTTGAAGACCTTGGTTTAGATGCAAAAGAAGATTTGAATGTAGTTATAATGGCTAACGATAATACATGGCGTAAGGAATTGACGGCAGAAAACGCATAAGGATTATGTTACGATTATTGTTTACAACAGAAGATAATTCCAAACAACTGACTGTCATAACTGATGGTTTAGACAGTCAGTTGAATGTTTTTGTAACTGAAAACGTTGTTGGAGCAATTGAATATTATAAGTCTATCGGTATCACGATTGAACCCGGTCACACTTATAATATTGGGCAATTCAAGGAATGGTGTTACGACGCTTTTATCAAACTTATAGCTTATCCGGAAGGTTTTGGAGAAGAAGCGGTTGTCTTGACAGACATAAAGGAGGAGTATGTATATAAGTTGACGACTGACGAACCTGTATTGAACTTTGCGGGGACAGGCGGGCAGGATATGTGCGTGGTTACTTCTACTAAGCAGATGATGAAGAATGGAAAACCGGAAGGTGCAGAAGAAGGTGTTCCGGTTACATTCGCAACATCAAGTGCCGGATTTACAGTAAATACAGATGGACAGGTAGTGGCGACTGTCAACCCTACAGACCAGGAAAGGAATGGAGTAGTGACAGTTACACAAGCAGAAAGTGGAAAGACACTTGAAATACAACTTGTACAAGCTGGGTCTGTCATAACATATGAAGAAGTCTTGACGGTATCGCCACAATCATTGGAATTTACCGCAATGGGAGGTACAAAGGACATAGATGTTGTTTCGCGTAGGAACAAGCTTGTGAACGGTAATCCATCTGGTGAATATGAAGAACTACCTACTAATATAGAACTGGCAGGAACGGGGTTTAGCTACTTGCTTAACG